CTTAATTACTTTCTTCAACCAAAGATACGCGGCATATACTGCTAGTAGATATATTGTTGCGACACCTACGTCTAATATATGTTCTCTCATGTGATATATGAACTCTATACCTGCTTGTACATCACCCATGCTCTCGCCTTGCTCTATATTTACTATCTTTGTACCCTCAAAATTTTCAATTGATTGTTCCATTAGTACCCTTCTACAACACTTTCTTTTGTAATAATTTCTGTTTCTGTAAAGTTAAGTGTTAAGTTCATCTCTGTTGGCGCAGGTTTGCCTTCTTCATTTGGTCTAAAGTGTTGACTTTCGCCACCAGGTCCATAATCTACGTTAAGACTAGTCAATACACATGGTTTAACAAATGGGTACCATGTATTTTCTGTGCCTTGAAACATGTATTGTATTTCAAACTCACTTGGAAATATTAAATGACGACCAATTTTCTGCCCTTGTACTCGTTCTGGTAGCATATGAAACTTAAACATCTTAATAATACTATCTGCTGACGCAAGTTCACGCTCATTTCTTGGTGTAAATCTAAAACCAAAACTAAACTCTCTAAAGTTTACGCTTTGAAATATTGCCTCTAACGCTGGATTCAATGCTCGTTGCGTACCTTTACGAATAACACCCTCTAAGTCACCACCAGTAACAAAGTCTGTTACGCTGGCCGCAAACTTAACACCAAGTGTGTCTGTTAATGCGTCTCTTAGTGTATTAAATGTGCCTTGTGTACCAATTCTACTTAACAAATCATCTACATTAGACGCACCAATAAGATCAGCACCAAGAACACCAGCAAGACCTGTTTCACTGTTCTTATAATTTGCTGTAACAGATTGTTTAATATTAGGTGGTAGATACAGTGCTATGGTATCTGTGCTTCGCTTTAGTCTACCAGATTGTCTCAATGCTCTACTTACACTACCACCACTTTCTGTAGTTGTATCTCGTAAGTTCTCTGGTCCGCTTTGCGAATATGCCACACTATCTGAGTATAGATTGTGTTCTTGTTTTTTAAATTTTTGTGTTGACTTCTGAGAACCAAGACCTTGTGCCGCTAATATTGGGTCATTAAAAACTTCTGTTACTTCTGTTTGTGGTCCAGCATATTTACTTTGAGATACTTCAAAAATATGAAAGAGTATGTAGTGACCAAACTCAAACTCACCTAAGTTATCTGGATATCGTAGTGTGCCATATGCGTACTTGTTTTGTTCAGTGCCTTCAAATGGATCACTTGTAAAACCTTGTTGTCTACTATTACGTATAGGACTACTATTTGTTAATGCTGATACACTTGGCTGACCAAATAATCGTTGTCTTAATTTTTCTGCTAAACTTGCCATACTTCTATTTATGTCACAATGGTGCGATTGTTGACCAGTGTTTTAGTTGATCTTCTGTGATTATTTGAAAGTTTTGACCACGTTTTTTACAGTATGCTTCTGCGGCCTTCCATTTCGCTGTGTTAATAACAAACTGCTCTGCCGTATATGCCCATGACTTTGTTTTACGTTTTGGTATATGTGGTGGTACAGTGTACTTTTTTGGCTTGACTTCCCACACAGTTTCTGTTATAATGCCATCTTTATTCTTATACTTAATCCATATGTCTGGAAAGTAACGACTTATCTTGCCAGTCATTGGGTGCTTATATGGCACAAAAAATTCTTCACTCGCCCACTTCAATACATTTTGATTGTTGTCCAGATATCTAAAACATGTTAGTTCCCAACTACTTCTAAATACGATGTTACTTGGGTCACCTTTATATTTCTGCGGAAAGCGTGGTTTAAACTTACCTTGGATCAACATTTTGTTTGATAATCTCTTAATCTTCTTCATAGTAATATTTAGATATGTAGCATAAATAGAAGTATGGCAACAATTTTTGATAAGATTAGACAAGATGTAGGTGATAGGGAGTTATCTCTTACATGGTACAAAAGAAAAGTATCTGAATTGGCAAGTAGAATATCTGCTGGTCGTTTGATGCGTGAGGGTAAAATACTTAAAACACCTGGTTTTAATCAACTTAATTTCTTTAGATACAACCCAAAAACAAAAGCAATATTGCCATACTATGATACGTTTCCATTAGTTATGCCAATTGATAGTGCCAAGGGTGGTTTTCTAGGCATAAACTTTCATTATCTACCAATACCACTAAGAATGAGATTGTTAGAAACTTTAGCAAAAAGAAACTTTGATGGTGACTACAGTAAATTAAAAAATATAAGACTTATTAAACCATGTGTTAAGCATTATCTTAAATCACAATTTGCTAGTGGGTTTTATAGATTAGATGAATTAGATTATGCGCCAGCAATATTCATGCCAGTACAATCGTTTAAGAAAGCAGGTATGTCTGCGGCACATAGAGACGCAAGAAAGAGAGCAAGTTAATGGCAAAGTTAGGTGACCCAACAGATTTTAGTTATCGTGTATCTAAAGTTGTAAAGATTATAGATGGCGATACAATAGATGTTATATTAGACTTAGGGTTTGATATCATGTATAAGAGTAGAGTAAGACTATTTGGTATTGATACACCAGAGAGTAGAACAAGAGACGTAATAGAAAAAGAATATGGACTTATGTCAAAAAAATACTTGACAAACAAATTAAAGTCTGCTAAAAAGATTTCTATAAAAACTTACAAAGGTGAAGAGACTGGTAAGTTTGGTCGTATTCTTGGTGATGTGTTTGTTGATGGTAAGTCTGTCAACTTAATGATGTGTAATGAAGGTTATGCTGTTAAGTATTATGGACAGAATAAAAAGTTAGTAGAAGAGGCACATATGAAGAATAGAAAAAAATTAGTAAGAAGAAAGTATCACGGAGAATAAAGTGGCAATATTTAGAGGCGGCAAAAGATTAGGACCATTTGATATACGAATAGGTTTCCCTCGTGGGCGTGAGTATGATAACATACCAGGTGATCCTCGTATCAAACAGCGTGCAAATCCAGAAACTACAATCAATAGATTTAGAAGTGCAATTGCCAAGGGTGAGGGCGTTGCAAGAAACACAAGATTTTTAGTCAACATACAACTACCAAAAGGTGGTGCGTTGAAAGAAGCAATCTCACCATTATTCTTTGGCGCTGATGACGCAGGACAAGAAGTATCTGGTGCAACTGGACAAAAGTTAGGTGATACATTATCTTATGAAAAAGACTTGGCACCAACTGTCGCTTTAATGTGTACAAACATTACAATGCCAGGTAGAACAATTAATACAAGTCCATATCGTATTGCAGGTGCACCATATAAGTATCCTACACAGGTACAATACACGGACATAACAGCGACATTTATAGGTGATAAATTTTTAAGATTAAGAACATTTTTTGAGGCGTGGCAAAACATCATATATAACAATCAAACAGGTATGTTTAATTTTTATGATGAGTATGTATCGCCTTTAGATATATTTCAGTTAGGACAGTTTGATAGTCTTAACGATAGAGATAGTGCTACATACGGTGTAAGATTAAGAGAATGTTTTCCAACAGCGATTAATCAAATACAATATGATAGTGGTAACCAAAATCAGTTTGTTGCAATTGAAGTTACATTTGCATATAGAGATTGGTTAAACTTTAATCTGGACATAGACAGCACAGGCAAAGTTGGCGGTCTATCTTCAGGCGAAGTGAAAGCAGGCGGTGGATTATTTAGTAGTTTACCACCTGAATTGAGACGAACAGGTAGAGGCGTTTTAAATCAATTGAAGCGTAGTATACCAATTGGTAGAGTATTTGGAGGTAAAATTTTTCCACCATTTACTTTTTAATTATAAGGAGATATTATGGCTTTACCAAAGTTAAACACTCAAACTTATGAGTTAGAAGTCCCTAGTACGGACGAGAAGATTAAATATAGACCTTTCTTGGTCAAAGAAGAAAAGATATTACTTCAGGCACAAGAAGGTGGCGAGGTAGAAATGATGGACGCTGTAGCAGATGTTGTTACAAGTTGTACATTTGGCAAGTTAGATGTCAATAAATTACCATCATTTGATTTAGAGTATATCTTTTTAAAGATACGATCTAAAGCAGTTGGTGAGAAAGTTACACTTAACTTACCATTCCCTGGCGATGAGAATGTGAAAGTACCTACTAAAGTTGACTTGTCAAAAGTAGAGGTACATATGGACGAAGAACACACTAATAAAATTGACTTGACGGATCAAGTGTCAGTTGTTATGAGATACCCTACGATTAAAACATTCAATGGTATCAAAATAAACAAGTTAACGGCAGATGACGCTGTTGAAATGACAAGTAGATGTATTCATCAAGTAATAAACGGTGTAGAAACATATGAAGCAGTTGATTTGTCTAAAGAAGATAAAGGTGAGTTTATAGAAAACTTAACGCAAGACCAGTTTTCTAAAATTCAAAAGTTCTTTACTACAATGCCAAAGTTATCGCATATTGTAACTTTGACACACCCAAAGACAAAGAAAAAGGCTAAATATAAAATAGAAGGTATGCAAAGTTTTTTTTAATATGCCTCTCGCATATTAACCTTGAACATTATTATGAGATTAATTTCAAAATGTGTATGCATGAAAATTTCATCACATTGACGGAGATTGAAAATTTGGTACCATATGAGCGTGAAGTTTATCTTGCTTTACTGAATGAGCATGTAAAGGAAGAGAACAGAAAAATAAGAGAGGCAAAACAAAGGGGATAGAATGGCTGAAGAAGAAACTAAAACAGTGGTACAACAACCACACCCAGCAGATACGAATGGTGATGGTAAAGTATCAGATAAAGAGCATGAAATGTATATGGAGTTCAAGCGTAAAGAGTTAGAAGACGCTGACGCTATGAGAGACGCACAAAGAAAGATGACATGGTTTGCTCTTGCAGGTCTATTACTGTACCCAATCGCAATCGTTTTTGCCACTATTGTAGGATTAGAACAGGCAAGTAAGATACTTGGTGATATGGCACCTACATACTTTGTTGCTGTTGCAGGTATTGTTGCAGCCTTCTTTGGTTCACAGGCACTTAAAAAGAAATAGAACATGGCTGATTTTTCTAATGTAATTGATAAGTTAAGAGAGAATGACGCTAATGATGTTGTCCGTAATGAAGAATTAAAAGAGACAATTATCGCAGCCTCAAAAACGACCAATAGAAGTTTTGGTCAATCTCTTGCCAAACAGTTTGGTAAACAAATTGGTTTACAAGAAGACGCATTACAACAGCAGGCCTCTATGTTGGCTGAACAAGAAAGATTGGCATTATTACAAAACCAAGATAATAAAGTTGAGGCAGTTGAGGGTAAAGATTTAGGTGGTGGTGTATTTGCTAAATCACTTGGTGGTCTAAAGGCACTTATAGGTAGTGTGGCAATATTCTTCTTAGGTATATTAGGTATCGTAAAAGCATTACAAAATGCTGAGTTCAAAGGTGCGGTCAAAGATTTATTTACGGCGATGAAAGATGTATTTGTCTTTATCAAAGATGAAGTCTTTGTACCACTCATGCCTGTATTACAAACTATATTAACATATACAGTTGTAGGTCTCACAAAAGGTTTCAAAGCAGTATTAGAAGTATTTAAGTTAATCAAAGACTTTGGTGTAAATGGACCTGACCCAGAAGAATATAAAGGTCTACCTGCAGCAGGTCTTGGACTTGCGGCAACATTTAGAATGTTGATGGATCCTAAAACAGGTATCATTGGTAGATTTAATCGTAGAGTAAAAATTAGTCTGAATATTGCAACTCGTAATCTAACTAGGTTCTTTACTGGTGGTAAAGGGTTAATGTTATTTGGTGAAACAGGATTGATTACAAAATTAAAAGGTATATTCGCACCAGTTGGTAAGTTGGCAACTACTGTTACAAAGTTACCTGTCATATCTTCATTTACATCATTCTTTAGTAAGACTGGTGGTTTCTTAAAAATGTTAGGTAAATTATTCTTACCATTTACAATTGTTATTGCGGCATTTGATACTATCAAAGGTATTATTGATGGGGTTACAGGTGCAAGTGGTGATGTTGTATCTGGTCCTGCAGGTATGGTTGTAAAAGAACCACCAAGTAAGATTGCAAAACTTATGGGTGGTATAGAAGGTGGTCTAAAAGGTCTTGTTAATTCACTTGTTGGTATGCCACTAGACTTCTTAAAAGGTGCTGTTGGATTTGTACTAGGTAAGTTTGGATTTACTGGTGCTGAAGAGGCACTAAAATCATTTAAGTTTACAGAATTGTTTGATAGTATTATTGGGGCAATATTCAGTCCAATAGAAACAATCAAAAATCTGGCAACAGATTTAAAAGAAAAATTAAACTTACCATCTTTTCAGGAGATGTATGATACACTAGAAGGTTTTAGAAAAAAGATATTCTCTAAACCAAGTGAAAGTGAAAGTGGTAGAGCAGAAATATTTGGATTTGAATTACCACAACTACCAAGTATATCTGGCATGTATGAAAGTCTAACAAATTTTGCAAAGAAAATATATAACCCAGAAACTGGTGAGGTATTTGGTTTCAAACTACCATCTTTCCCATCATTCAATCTACCAAACATTACTGATATATTAATGAATGCTGTTGGTGGTATGTTACCAGATCCAAATGGTTATCTAGGATTTATCTATAAATTTTTACCAGATGAATTAAGACAAGTGGCAGAAGCATTTGCCTCAGGTGCAACATATTCTGGTGGTTCAATAATTATGCCAGGTCAGGATATGTCTGTTGGTACAGGACCACAAGTAACCCAAATGACAACTGAGGAATTAGACAGTTATATTAGTGCCCTACAAAGTGCGGCAGAAGACGCTGACCTTGCAAATAATATACAAGAAGAAAGTAGATTATTAAATAGAGTACAAGAATTAGAGGATTTATATGATGAGGCAATTATGAATGATAGACAAACAGTTACAGTTGTTAATACAGATAATAAACAATTCCAAACTAATAATACTGGTAATACTGTTTCTGTAGGTAAAGATACTACGCCAAATGACCCTACAATGAAAACCCTGCAGGGCGCTGGTAGCCCCACAGGGTAAAAGATTTATGCCGTCTGATACCTAGGCGTCTTCATTAAGTTAGAATAATTTTTAATCTTTGTTTGTTTCGTTTGTTTCTTTAAGTTTTTCATTTTAGTTCTCCCTTTAAATTGTGATAACATTGTTGTTACCTGCCTAGTTATAGTCATGTTTACTCCATTGGTTTATAGATGGTGATCAGTTCTTCTTTACCTTTCACCTTTATCTTATCCACTTCAACTGATTTAATATCAACCAATTGTTCCTGTGTATAAGATGAATATAAAGTAGGTGTAACTTTACCATTCTTATCTTTGTAATTTCTTGTTGCCGCTTCTAATCGTGCCGCAAGATTTACACTATCACCTATAACAGAATAATCTAATCGCATTTCACTACCCATATTACCTACTATGCATGTACCAGTGTTAACACCTGAACCAATGTTAATATCTGGCAAACCTTTTTCTTTAAACTCTTTCTTAATTCTATCTGTTTCTTCAGCACACTCAATAGATGTCTTTACTGCCATCTCAGCATGATTAGGACAATCTAACGGTGCGTTCCAAAATGCCATAATACAATCACCCATATACTTGTCTATTGTACCACCGTTCTTCAATACTATCTTACTCATTCTGTTTAGATAGTCATTGATGACATTGACAAGTCCTTCTGGATCATCATTGTTCTTATAGTATTCTGAAATAGGTGTGAAACCTACAATGTCCATAAACAAGAAAGACATTTCTTTTCTTTCACCACCTAGTTTTAACTTCTCAGGATTTTTTACAAGTATTGCTACTTGTCTTGGGTCTAAGTATTTCTCAAACTGTTTTCTGATTTGTTGTTTAAGTCTAAACTCTAATATGAAACGTAAGAATGTAGCATGAAAACCACATACCCATAATGTTAATAATATCCATGTAACATCTATTAATACTAATGTTTCAAAAGCAATTGTAAAGTAATTACCAATACCAAATGTAGCAATCAATAGAGCAAGACCAATTACCCAGTATGGTGTATATCTCGTTAATACTATTATAACACAACCTACAAGAAAAGCAAGTGCTAATTCAATTAAACTATCATATCTTTTAATTGTCTCACCATCTAGTATTGTTTGTAGTGAGTTGGCACTTATGA